AAAAAAAACATTTCATTTTAATACTTCTATCTTGCGAACAATTGATCTAGGAAATACAGTTATAGTTCCAATGGTTAATTTATCTCCATCATAAGAATAAGATGTAAATATCTTAACCATCTTAGCGTCTTTAGAGAATAAATAACCAACATCTTCACAGAAAGAATATGTTAACTTTTCAACATCTTCCAGACTATCAAACCAAGATGGGTCGGTTACAATATCTTGCCAAATGACTTTAACTCTTTTATATTTAAACCTCGGTTTCATACCAAGCCTCATATAAATCTTTTATGCTAACTTTATTATTTGTTATCTTTAATATCTTTTTAACTATTGATGGATTGGGAAATCTTTTTACCTTAGAGGTTAAACACCACCTTTGAGGATTTGTACTAGGATTTTGTACATTATTAATACCCATTTTTTTACCTAATTTCCAATAAGAGATACCCTCTTTTTTTCTCCACTCTTCAAATTTCATAATTAATCTTTCTAGTTATATCTGATTTGTATGTATATATATTATATTAAATGTTTGACAAGAAGTTTATTTAGTCTATAAGTATTTAAAAAAGGAACTAATGGAAATATTATACAATCAGCCTATTCAAGTAGCACCAGATCCTAGAAGTATAAGTAAAACAGTTACTCACATTATTGCTAATACTATTCAATTTTCTAAAGATACCCCAGTATATGTAATGGAAAATAATATTACTTTAAAACAAATGAAAAATTTAATAAAAAAATTTCTTTTAGAAAAAAAAATTAATAAAATAATAAAAACTGCAAAAAAAAAATATAGCAATCATGTTTGTACTGGTTGTGAATATTGTGGAAATGAAGTTAATTATTATTTAAAAAAATTAAACTTATGAAAACACAAGAACAATTAATAGAAGAAGCGTTTGCCTTTTATAATGGTGGTCAAGGATTAGATCATTGGTCTTATTCTTCTACATCATCACCCTTCTCAAAAAATATAATTGGGTATTCTTTTCCACAAAAGATTAGAAGAGATTTTGCTTTTAGATACAAACCCACATTTGGAAACTTAGTTAATAATACGGTACAAAAATTAATAGCTGATGTTATCCATTTATCTAAATCACTAAAGCAAACTGCTTTTACAAAAGAAGAGAGGGATTATAAAACAGCATTTGAAAGTGAATTAAAAATTATAAAAGATAAACCACCGGTAGACGCAAAGGATGAATTTGCGAGAGAGGAAATGATTAGCTACGCACACGATTGTATTAGTGTAACTAAAAAAGTTGTGCAAGATATAATTGGTAAAGATCAATTAGTTTGTGAAAGGTATGTTGAGCATAAAGAAATGACAATGATAAAACCAATTATTGGCAGAATTGATTATGAAAGTAAAACTAAATTTATAGAATTAAAAACTAAGCCACCTAATATTAGAAAAGTTAAAAACAAAGAGGAATGGAATATGAGTTCGCAACCATTACCAAGTGAGCCTACCTTTGAGAATTTAACGCAAACAAGTTTCTACTTTTTTTGTACTAAGAAGATACCTTATTTAGTTTATGTAAATGACAAAGAACATATTATCTTTGATCAATCGCATGAACTAATGAAGAAAGACCATCTGGAACACCTTTATTTTAAAATGTGCGAAAAGATACTTTTTTGGGAAAAGATGATCATGTTTTGCAAGGGTAATTTACAAGAACTTGCAATGATGTGTGAACCACCAGATTTGAATCATCCTTTTTATTATAAAGATTTGGCAGATGTACAATTACACTTAATCAATAAACTATGGGGAATGAAAACATGAATAAAATAACAATTAACATTAACAATAAAAACAAAGGAGAACTATGTCTTGGTTAATATTTAAAGCACAAGTGGTTGGAACATATACTTTTATATATGCACAAAAATTATGGGGTTTACTACCATTCTAACAATAACAATAACAAAAGGGAAAAACTATGAATAAGAAAAATATATATCAAAAATTACATCAGGCTTGTTTAGAAGCAAAGACTGTTGTTAAAGGAACAAAAGTAAAGGGGATGCACTTTAATCCCCTAGAGCATGACGCAGTACAAGATATAGCAACGCAAACATTATTAGATAATAGATTGTATGCAACTTGTAATTATCTAACAGAAATAACAGATAAGAATATGGTTATGGTTATCTGTACCATGAAGGTACATGACATTGATGAGCCTACAAGTTTTATACTTGTTGATGGATGTTCGGCAATGGGTGGTCTTGATAAATTTGGTACGGGTCAAGCTATGTCATACTCAAGAAAGTATGCTTTCTTAAATCTTTTAAATCTTAAAACAGGAATTAAAGATGATGATGGTTTTACTGCCAAACCTTTTAAACAAAATTCTCCAGAGCCATCTGTAGAAACGCAACCACAATATTTGGATGATAATGTGGATGTGGAGAAAATAAAGAGTGAACTTAAAAGTGCTAAAACTTTGAAACAATTAAACTTTTCAAAAAATAAGTATAGAAATCATGTTCATTTTTTGCTTAAAAATAATCCATCATCTTATAGAGAAGTATCAAGTGTTTGTGAAACTCGTGAGATACAATTAAATAATGTTCAACAATAGTTGATGATAACAAAAGGAAATAATATGAGTGAAGAAGTAGTATGGGTAAACGTAGTACCTAATGAAAACAAAACAGCAGACAATCATCCAGATTGGGTTGCTCCACCAAATCCTAACGCACCAGAAGGCAAGAAGTGGACCATCGGTGTTAAAATAGGCGAAACTTGGCATAGTCAAGCAGGTTGGAACACAAAGGATGATGCAGGTAATTTAACTGGAGGAATTAAATTTAAACTAACTCCTAACAGTACAAATTCTGCTACACAATCACCAGAAAATAAGGGGTTTCCAAAAGCACCTATTTCTGGTAATAAACCAGAATATAAGTTTTAATTAAAAAATAAATTTATATAGTCTTGGGGGGGTTTTTTCTTTCTTAGTTCCCTTCTGTTAGTTTTCCTCTCCAAGACATAAAAAAATATGACAATCAAAATCGCAGACTTAGATAAAAATATCAAAGATAAGATAATTGCTGATCGTGAAAAAGATTATGGGGATTATCAATATAACTTTATAATGTTGGCAGAAATGTTTACATTAGTATTAGCTAATAGCTTAAAGAAACGAATTAAACCACACCAAGTAGGTCATATCATGATGGCATTAAAGTTATATAGATCAACTAGAGGATATAAAGCTGATAACTATCATGACATGGGTATCTACAATAATATGGCATTTGAATTACACAAAAAAGATGTTGCCAAAAAGGATAAAGTATGACTATATATACAAGAATCAAAAATGGAGAGTGTAGTTTTACACTAACCGAAGAATTTGATTCAGTAGAGAAGGCTGCCAATGGTTCTAACGAAGGAACAAATGCAGAAGTAAAAATTGATAATGTTAAAGTCGATTTTACAACAGTAAAAAAGGAGCATGATGGAAAACATCAAGTTACGTCTGCAGAAGTACAGGGATCTTCAGGAGAGGAAACACAGAAAGTTTCTGGAGACAAGGGTACAAGCTGAGAAGTATCATCAAGACAGTATTAGATTGATGAGAAAAGTAGCACAGACGCAAGAAATGTTAATGACAATATAGTTATTAGCTAAGTTATTAAAAAAAACAACTGGAACTATAGGGTATCTATGACCAAAAATACTAATTTCAATGAGATAAAACTTGCTATGAAGGCAGGTCAATATGCAGATTTAAATAAAAGAGAAGAAGGTATATACAGAAACGCATTTGTTAATGGATATAAATTGGCTAAGAAACATTTAAAAGAAAACAAATATGATCTGGTAAAGATTGTAGGCTATTCTTTTTCCTCTCCTCAAAAATCAACCATAGAAAATATTATTGAATATATTTGTAAGAGATATGAAATATCTAAAGTAGAATTGTTAAGTAAAAAGAAAACATTAGACATTGTTAGAGCAAGAAATATTATTCATAATTTATTATCAGAAAAATACAAAATGAATCTATCAAACATTGGTAGATATTTTAAACAAGATCACACTACTGTTTTACACTCTATAAAAATGAAGTCTAACAAGAAAAGATATTGGTCGGAGGATCAAACTATATGGCAAGAGTTTCAAGAAATAAAAGAAGTATTGTAGGCGTTAATTGGAATCTAAGGTACAGAGTAAAGATAGCAGATCAAGAACATACTATAGATGATCTAAGGTCTTATGTTAGGCAATTAGAATTTAAGATTAAGAAACTTTTAAAGAATTAATATATTTATCAAAGCAGCTACCATCTTTTCCATCATGGCAAAAATGTTTCTTCTCTGCATTAACTATCCATCCACCAGAATCACTTAACATTTCTTTCTTACAAACATTGCACCACCCTGCTGCCATTACTGATTTAGTTTTGTTCCAAGTTTTATTTCTCATAATGTTTTACTATTCTAATATTAATTTCTTTATACTTTTTTCACCCATGTAAATTTCTGTTTCTGCCATAGATTTAATACATTGATACTCTACATTTTTACTATAAACTCTGTTAGCAATTCTCTTACCTTTTAAACATTGAGACATAGAATCTTGTATTCTGTGTTCTTTTATTTCTCCATTAACAATCATTAATAATGCTACAACTATTTCAATCATGACTACCATTACCATTTTGTCTAACTTTATCTTTTAGTTTTTCTACATCCTGTAATGCTTTATCTAATTGATCTCTTAAAAATTCTATGTTAACTTTGTTTGTCATATTTTGCTCTTGAGTTATTTCAAGTTTTTCTGTAACTTTATATAAATTTTCTATTAACATAAATTGTTCTTGGTCAGTTGGAAGCTGTTCAGATTTTTTAAGTAAATCTGCTTGAAACAACTCTCTTGAAGTCTCAAGGCTAGTTAATCTAGCTGTAACTTCTGTATATGCAAATACACCCATAGCTACAGCTATAACAATACCAATCATATTTTTAACAGGCATACTTACTGATGTGTCTTGAGATAGTTTCATACTTGGTCTTTCTGTTTCTTATTACACATAAACTTCATATAAACTTTATAATCATTAACAAATTTTCTATCAAATCCTGATATTGTTTCTTGTGCAAATTGATAACCATGAATAGCACAATCATAATGATCTTTAAACTCTTTAATATCTGGTTGTATTTGTTTACAAGCATTTCCTTGAATTGATGAACAAAGAAATACAGCTAATATAAAATTCATTAGTAAGGACTTACTAATAATGTAAATAAAATTAATACTACAATTAAACAGCCAGTAAAATAATAATTCATATATCCAATCTCCTTGAATAGTTTAGATACATTCATATAGCTCCTACAAAATAATAAATATAACTAATAATGTAATAACGACTATTGATACTTCTTTATGATCTGTCCAATAATGAACAGCCTTTGATTTAATTTTATCTAACATATTAACCTTTTGTTGTAGGTTTTCTCTTACAGTATCTTACTTGCCTTGTCCACGATTTTTTGACTTACCTTTATGAAGTTTTTTAGACTTATTCATAGAAGATAGCTTAGGTCTCCTACCTATACTTGTTTTTTTGGGGATTCTTTCGTGTGGTTGATCTGCCGTGTTTGTTTTTACTCTTGACATTTTTACCTGTTTGTTGGGATAATAAACTTGTTTTCTTACTATATTGTTGGACTGATGCTGTTATTATACTTTTCATTTTTTATAACCTAGTCCATCTTTTCTATTTTTATATAGCTTTTGCCATGACCAAGTGCTTAGTTTGCTGGAGTAGTGATAGATATATAATATTATATTTTGTAAACAAAAATGTGTCATTATATTTTTCTTTTATATTTTCTCTCTAATATTTCTTTTTGAGATAAACCTACCTCATCTTTTTTTTGTTTTAATGTTGGATCAATATCTTTTTCTTTAATAATTTCAACCAATCCATATCTGTAAACCTTAGTATCATTTCCCCATTGAAAATGCAAAAGTGATTTTGGGGTTAAATACCTATTTAAAAGTCTTGGATCAAAAGCTGCTACTGTCATTTTTTATTTTTTTCTCATTATATCCGCACCCTTTAAACCATAGATAGCACTAATTACTCCTATAAATATAGCTTGATACCAATAAGGAAGTTGTTTAAAATACTCAAAAAATAAGTCTAGTTTAATACGAATCTCTGGATCGTCAGAAAAAATACTCCAGACCAGTAGCAAAATAGGAAGAGATATAAGAATGAGTACAAATTCATCTTTCCAACCATTGTCATTACTTTCAATAACTTTTGCTTTATATTCCAGCTCACCATTTGCCATTTTCTCTGCATGAGATGCTTGTGCGTCAGCAAGTCTCATACGAGTTTCTTGTTTCTTTTTATAGATATGACTACCAGCGTTAACTGCTAATTTGATTGCACTAATCCACATCTTTTTTCTTCTCCTCTAATTGTTTTAATTTAGATAAAGCGTCATCTAAGTCTTTAGTATAGTATTCTAGTTTTTGCAAACATCTTTTATTAGCTGCGTCTTTTGATTTACCCGCATCCTCAAGTTCATTAATTTGACTTTTTAATATTCTAATTTGATCCTTGTACTCATTTATAATCTCTATTGAATTATCATTATTCATATATAATTTTTACCTTTAATTTTTTTTGTTCTGGAGTTGTGGTTCTATATATAAGACTACCAATTCTTTTTCTTTTATAACCATCCTTAGCTGTATAATCTTTTTTTCTATAATTTTTAGATTTAACATCATAGCCTTGATATTCTCCAGTTGTAAGGTTTAATGTTACTATATCTACTGGACCATTACCACCTAATGGTGTGAATACTATCATATTAGGATTGTCAGCCAGACGCAACTGTACTTTTAATTCTGCTATTAAACCAGCTATATTTGTCTTGCGATTAGCCATTCCACTTAAAGAAACCAGCTAATATTCCAACCAAACCACCAAGAATAAGTAATAAATTTACTGCTCCTTTGCCTTTGTTCATATCAGACCTAAGTTCTTTAATTTCTTTTTTAACTTCATCCATTGATTTGAATAAAGTTTTCATTCTTTCAGCACAAACTTTCTCGTGAGAAGATAATCTAATTCCATTATGATCTATTATATTGGAGTTAGATTTTTTAGCCATTAGCCTTTAGGATTATCTGTTTTAACTTTAGCTACTGCGTCTTTCCAAGTAGTAGTACCATTAACATTATCCCAGTATTGCATATCTAGTTGATCTCCAATGCTAGGATAAACTCTATCTCTTTGATATTGCTTAGCATCATATTCAGCTTGTACCTCTACCATTTTAGCTTCAATGTCAGCTTTAGGTATTGGTGTTGTTCCATTGTGCCAAGTAATTTGATTTATGTCATCAGCATTAATACTCACACTTGCTGCTGGGTTTATTTTAAGTATTGCTTTTGTTATCATAATTTTATCCTGCTATTTCTGTTACTGTGATGTTAGAACTTGGAAATTGTGTATATACAGCATCTGTTGTCTGGTCTTGCCTATTAATATGAGCATTATGACCAGATTCGTATGGTTGTGTTAATTGTATTTTATAAGTTGTTGCAGAAGTAGTGGCTGGTGAATCTAAAAATTGATTACTAATACCATGCATTTTATAAGTATCAGCTAGATGTGTGCTTATAAAAGTATTAATTCTACTTCCACTTGCTCCAGAACCCAAACCAATAGAAGTTGAACCTCTTAATAGTAAAAGGTATGGGTATCTATTACTAGCTCCACCAATAAAAACATTTACAGAAATTAATATTTTACTTGAAGTTGATGATGGTGTAATAGCAACTGATAATCCAGTTACATCTACAGGAGTTTGACTATTTGTCGTAAATGTATCTGTTTTAACAGTTTGAACAACTTGCAAAACCTTACCAGCACCAGAGTTTATTCCTAATTTAATTATTGCCATATTTCTATACTCCTATTAGTGCTTTAACTTCTTCTTCGGATAATCCTAAGTCTAGTAACTTTTGTTTGCCAGATGCTTTTTTAACATTATGTGGTTTAGCATCTTCAACAGTTTGTAATTCTGTTTGTTTAGATAATATTTGTTCTTTTGTAATATTATCAGTATTTCCATCATGCCAAACTATATTATCTAAATCATTATCATAAATAGTAAAACTTGTATTAGTTAATTCTTGTATTGATTGTGCGTATGAAATCATATTAGTATAATTTAACTCCTGTAAAATTAGAAACAATTTGATAAACTGTATCTGTACTTGTCATATGTATATAATCATCTGCTGCTAAATCAATTATCATTGAAATTTGACATGAAAAGTGTGTGCTATAAGCAAAACCAAATCCATTTGTACCACCACCAACAGCAGTTCCATTTTTTTTAAAATACATATAATTACTTGTATTATCTTGGTTTGAAGTAGCCAATCCAGTAAAAAGATATTTCCCAGCACTAGGTGCTGTATATCTTCCATTTGATGTATTATAGTTTCCACCATCATCATATAATTCTGTAGTAAATACTAAATCTCCAGCAGTAGTAGCACCTAAATCATATGCAAAAAAAGCATCACTTGAACCACTAACTGCTGCAAAAGTATTATCTCCTCTTAAAAATGTTGTAGAGTTTTTAGTTCCAGTAGCTGTTAGTTTAGCA